CATCTGGTATGGATTACCTAAGTATTGGATATTACCTATCTTTGATCTATGATGAAAATGACCTGACCATACCCTATCATATTTTTTAAATATAGAACAATCTAATCCACCATGATCAAATCTCATGCCAGGCGTAACTTCAAAACCATTTATTTCTAAATGACCACATACTATGTTAGCGTCTGAATCTTCTATTGATTGTAAAGATTCTTTTTTATTATCAGAGTTTATCCAAGGTAACATCAAAAACTTCTTGCCACCTAGTTTCAATTCTTCTACATCTTTATAGACTCTAATGTTCTTGTAAGTTTCTAGTAATAGTTCTGGCGAGTTAATCTTACTTGTATTTTTATAATACGTAGTATGATTACCAAGAATCATGTGTACATCATACTTTTCAAGTCTGTCAAAATAGTTTGTCTTAATCCGATTAAGAGTATTAAAATCCACAGACTTTCTGTTATCAAATGTGTCACCAAGATCAAAGACTGTAGTGATACCTTCTTTCTCAAGAGTAGGAAAAAATATTTCGTCATAAAATTTTTGCCAGTAATTCCAGAACGGAAGAGAACCCTTACGTCCATCTAAATGTTGATCTGTTATAAGTGCTATCTTCATTTATTTTGTTCTTTCATATATTCTTCCCTACCATCTTTAGTAAAGACCTTTTTCTCATAATCAAAGTAAGGATGTGGAGCAGCAGAAACTACTGGATCTTTTGTCTTGTTCTTAATAACAATAAATCTATCAGCAGCAAATGTTCCTGCTAATTGTACTTCAATCTCATCAGTATCTTTCCAATTAACAGTGCCATCCTTTTTGGTATGTCGCATTGCTTCTTGAATTTTTTCAATAATTTCAGTTGTTAATTCCATAGGGTGTTAGATCGTATTTTACTTCTTCAATGCCTTTATGTTTTACTTTAGTGGGTTGTCCTATTTTCTCTAGGATCTCAGCAGGTATTTTTTTCAAAGTGATGTCATAGGGTATCGGTGCATTTGCCACACATACTCTAATACATTCCCATTGTTCCTCAGTAAAATAATTGTTATGATACATTAATCTTCGTGATCATCCCATTGATCAGTAAGACCTTCGTTATTAAAGAATGCTCTATATACTCCAAAACCTGATAAGAATATCAGAATTACCACTATAGAAATTCCTAATGTTATATTAGGATCTGCATTATAATGTGGTATGATTGCATTACATTTAGTCCATGTACCTGGTAATGTATACACAGGTGGACAAGAGAGTAATAGATCTCTTATAGCATACATTTCACTTCCTATCATTCGTTAGATCTCCATTCTTTTCTCATTTTAACATATCTATCAGATTTTGCAACTATGTCTCTAACTTTCTTAAATATGGTAGCAGACTTAGCAAAATGACAAGTAGCATGATCTTCTTCTTGGGGTATTACGTTGCCTTCTTTATCATACTTTTTACCATCTCTATGATTGGCATATCTCCTTGATCTAGTAAATCCCATCTCAAGAAACTTACGACACATATCCATACCAATAAAATCTTCTTCATCACGGTAATCAAGATACATTGCGAAGATCTTATTAGATGATTCTACTGCAATCTCTGGAGTCTTAAATCTCCAATGAGCACATATATCGTCAGTATAAGGGCGAACCAGTAGAACCCCTTGCTCCCCTCTTCCGATACGATATAGTTTACGAGTATCCTCGTCTGTAAAATCAAGTTCTTTATAGTTGAGATCATAATCAAATTCCTTCATTACTTAAATCCTTTAGATTTTTGTTTTGGTTTGTCTAAGACTTCTATCTTCGCATCAAAATTAATTATATTAGAATGATTCCACCACCATTCTTGAACCTCTTGCCATGATTCTACAATAAAAGTAGTATAGTGTTTAGAAACTATTTTGTAACGATGACGATCATAAGGTTCGTCACTTGTTTGTTTAAAAAATTTAGTCATACCCACTCTGGTTTGCGTGATGGATCACGAAGATAGTTAGTAGCAACCCAAGGTTTAGATGCTACGTAGCGTTTGTATGCAGTGAAGATGTCAATACTTGTATCGTACTTAAACTCGTCAGGACCTGCAAATACAAACATATGAGAATGCTCTCTAACATGTCTAATGTATTGAAATGGGAAGATCTTTTCTGCATGTAGAATAGTAGATTCACAACTATGAACCTTGCCATACCTGTGTGTATACTCTTTACACAATGCTAGACCATGACGTATTAACCACGACCAATTCTGTTGTGCCCAGATAGTACAAGGATGATTGCGGAACGCACCCTTGTCTGTTTTGTATGGTGTACCATCTAACTTAGGTAACTCGCCAATACCTTGACCCCACTTCTTAGATGCTACGATAGATAACATCTGACATGTTTCTAGTGGCATCTTGACAATATGTTTGTCAGGTAATACTTGTGCTGACTTGATAGGATCAGGATCAGTAACAAAAATATTCATAATATAATAGGTCTTGTCTTAATAAAATATGCTGCCCTAATACTAGGATAGCATTCTCTCATCTTTTTGACAACAGCTAATTGTATTTCAATCACAGAGTTCATCATTATCGCTTGTATCATCATATGTAAGAGTGCTTCCTCCATATGTTTTATATGCTTCCAAATCTGAATACACCTCAGATTCTAACTCAGCGGTTATGTCCTTGAGTCGTGTTATAATTTCTTTTAATTTTTCTTTGTTCATCTTCCCTCTCTAGATCTATTTCTTATAGTAATATGATTTTCTTCAATTGCAAACTCTAGATAATCTACATGATCCCACCCAAGTTCTGCATATAAGTCATCTAGTTTTTTCATATCTTCCCAAAGATCAGTGGGAGTAGGTTCACCCCAGAATGGATTCTCATCAGGATTCATTAGCGATTCATTTTGATTTCTATGTTTTCCTTAATGCTTCCCATATCAGATGAAGAAGCATTCATCCCTTGCATATCACCAGTGTAAGAATCGGTATGCATTACCTCATCATAACCTGACTTCTCAAGAATTTTATTTTTGATTTCCATTTGCTTTTTCTCTTTCTGAATACGTCTGAGAAAAGCATAGTATATAATTTGCGTAAAGTAAGCAAATGGGTTGGAGGATTTTTCTGGATTAAAATTATCTATGTATTGTAAACAATTCTCTATACCATCACATATCATGTCCTCACGGAACATGTAGTTGACAAAGTTTGGTTTATAGGATAAGTGTGTAGCAATTTTCAAGAAACATTCTCCAATGTAATTAGGAACACGAGGTCTTGCTGATCCATCGTCACGTGCCTTTAAGACAGAATTACGATAGACAGTAATTGCTGCTAGAAACTCTTTGTTATTGACATAATATTCTGTCTTCTTTCTCATTCTAGGCATTTCTGTTATCCTTATTGTAGGGGAAATGAACACAATTGTCAAGGGGGGTTGACAAGTGTTTAAAAAAGCAGTAGACTAACTCTGTCAAGGGTTAAAGGGGAGTCTAGCTTCTTTTATATAAATTCTCTAGAGTCTCTTTAGTTTTATTCACGGAACCTAAATGACCCATATCTCTTGTAAATTGTTGAGGAGTTGAAGCTTGTTTGAATTGTGATAATTCAATTTGTTGTCTCTGCACAGAAACATTATAAAAGTTTTTTATATTCTTGTCTTCAACTTCAGTCATTGTAATAATATGTTTTCTAGGAAGAACAAATGTATGATCAAAAGTAGAAGTAATCCATTCAGTTAGAGCAAAACCTCCGATTCTAAGATTTTTGTTGGTAGTATTTATCTTGGTAACTTCCATAGGACTATCAAGCACCAAACTATCATCGTCAGGCATATAAGAAACTCTTGATATAAGTTCCTCTCCAGTAGTAAGTTTAATTGTAGCGATAAAATCTTCTTCCATTAACTTGCTTTTAAATTTATTTTGATAACTTCATACTTAAAATTTTCTTCATTGTATATAGTTACCCTTTCATTCAAATGTCTGAGAGTATAATTTTGACCTCCGATGTCATCAGCAATATCATATAGTGTTGCTATACTCTTTCCCTCTCCCTTTCGTAAGACCCTACCAATTGATTGTAAGTTTCGGATGCGGGATTTGGATGGCGATGCAAAGATGATATTATGAAGACGTTTAATGTTAATTCCAGTTGAGAATGTGCCGTAACTGGCAACAATGACTGCATTGTCTTCCTCCTCTGTAATTTGACGAACCTCTTCACGGTCTACTACTTCAGTTCCACCATGAACAAAGAAAACTTTTCTATCTTCTTTGACATTACTATTTATTAGATTATATAAGGGTTCTCCGTGTTTCTCTACATAGTTAAACAGCACTAGAGTATTACCTTCTAGATCTCTTACTAAATTTTTAATTAGATTATTTCTACCTTTATTCTCAACCAGATAATCTATCTCGTCATGATATGTTTCAAAATGTTGAGAGGAGTGTTTACACAGTAGTATTTTAATCCTAAATTTAGATAGGTAACCTGACTTGATAAGATCATCTGTCTTAGTTACTTGATCGCAAGATCCAAAAAGACCTTCAAGTACCCACTTATGAGTCTTTGATCCATCTAATGTTCCAGTAAATCCAAATCTATACTTAGCATTATGTAACTTAGTCATGATGCCAGTCAGTGATTTACTTTTAAATAGATGTGCTTCATCACCAATAACACAATCTATGTCATCAAAATATCTTTTGGGAAACTTGTAAATAGATTGCCAAGTAGATATAATAATATCTTTATCTGTATTTTTATCCTTACCACCATAAATCTTATGTACAAAGTTGTCAGCGTTCCACCCGTAAGAAATGAAATCATTGACCATCTGCTCAACAAGGGATGTAGTTGGGACGACTATAAGTATCTTCTTTGCGGTGGCAGTATAGTATCTGACTATGGAGTAGATCATGAGAGATTTCCCAGATCCCGTAGGAGAAAGTAAAAGTTTTCTATTATATTTGATAGCCTCGTAGACTGCTTTGTATTGGTAGTCACGAGGTTTTATATTGCAAACCTTATCCATAAAGGTTTTAACACCTGCTGGTGATACAAAATTATTCTCTTCATGTATATCACCATACCATTCACTAGTCTCATACTCTATCTCATACTGCTTTTCATGAGCCCATGTATGCAAATGTTCTGTTAGACCACAATACAATGCACCAGTAGCGGGTGAATATAATTGTATAGTACCATCCCAGTGTCTATACCTAGGATTCTTTTTTAAATATTTTGCTTCGGGAACTTCAAACGTAAAGTAATCTGCTAGTTCTCTATGTACATATTCTTCTGGAGAATGAACAGTAACGTATACTTCATTCTTCTTTTTGACTAGGAGGTGTGTCATTACTGTCCATTGATAAATTTCTCCCACTCAATAGCACTCTTGACTTGGAACCCTCTGTTTGATATTTGCTTCATTACCTGATCTAACCAATAAAGCATTTGAT